GCACCCTTTTAAGGCAATCCCTTTTATCCCTTTTCCTAACAATAACAGAAAACAGGGTAACCTTAAGAAATATAAAGGTCTTATTGACGCTTTCGATATTGTCGTGAGCGGGTATGTAAACGATGTTATGGATATACAAGAAGTTATCTACATCTTAGAAAACTACGGTGGTACAGATCTTAGCGATTTTATCGCTGATTTAAAGCGATTTAAGACTGTAAGCGTTGGAGACGACGGTATAGACGGAGCTGGAGCTAAAGGGGACTTACGTACCCTTACTATTGACATACCGGTAGAAGCACGTAACAGCTTGCTAGAGTTTTTAAAGAAACAGATCTATACAGCAGGGCAAGCGTTATCTAGGGACATAACATCAGTAGGTAATGCTTCTGGACAAACGCTAAAATTTTTCTACCGTGATTTAGATCTAAAGGTAGGGGATAAAGAGGTAGAATTTACCGCAGGATTTAGAGAACTGGTCCGTGTGATATGTGAATATAAGCGTATTCCTATTAAGGGTCCTATAGGCGTAACTTTTACGCGCAATCGTATTAGCAATGACTCAGAAACGGCTACAATATGCCGAGACTCAGTGGGCGTCATACCTATCGAGCTTATCTGGGCAAACCACCCTTTCGTAGACGATGTAGAAAAATGTCGCGACTTGTGGGAAAAGGAACACGAAGCCGATGAGCCTTACGACAATAACTTTACTAACGCTACAAAAATTAAGAAGACCGAAGAGGATCCAGGCGGAGAGGACGCGTAGTAAATGAATAGTCAAGAATACTGGGAAGAAAGAGAACGACAAAAGCAGCAGAAAGTCGATGAGATTACTGACGTTGAGGTCGAAAAGGTTAGAAAAGCTATTGAGGACGCTATTGACGATCTTAATAGACAGATACATGATATATACGTGAAATATGCGGTTGATAACCATATGACATATGCAGATACGCTTCAATACCTTACAGATAACGAGCGTAAAGAGTTCCAAAGGGATTTACAGTATTACTTAGAGAAATACAAAGACAAGGAATATGCTAAGAAGTATAAAAAAGAGTTACACTCTTTATCTGTACGAGCCAGAGTACAACGTATAGAGGCTTTTATTGCTAATATCAAGCAACACGCCTCGGACTTAGAGGAAATGCTTAATACAGAAACCAGGGAGCAGATAAGCCAGCTATACACAGAGGGCTATCTACGCAATGCTTATGATATTCTTGGAAGTCAAGAGCCACCTCCTATAATGATTACGCCCGCCTTTAATACAAAAGTTGTGCGTGAAATCATGGAGACTCCATGGAGTGGTAAAAACTACTCTAAAAAAGTCTGGGACCTTAGTACCAACTTTGAACAAAAGCTGGAGGAGGTACTTACTAGGGGACTTATACAGGGGAAGCACCCAGACGTTATCGCTAAAGAGTTTAGACAGGCAGGCTTTGGGAAAGAAAGACGTAACAAAGACGGCTCTGTGCGTAAAGGTGGTATCGCTTGGAGTGCTGAGACTTTAATAAGAACAGAAGCAGCTAACCTTATAGAACAAGCACAGCTTAATTCTTATACAGAGTTTAAGACAGAGAGATACGTCTTTATGACTTCTAAAGATTTTAAGGTGTGTGATACTTGCCAGGAGTTAGAGGGTAAAGATTTTGCGGTAGAGGACGCCAAGACAAGCGTAAACTATCCGCCTATGCACCCTATCTGTCGCTGTACAACACGTGCTAAGACTTGTTATGATGACGAGGACGAAAGCCAGTTCGATTTACCATACGACGAATGGTATGAGAAATATGTACAGCCAGAAATAGATAAAATCCACGCAGAACAAGCTAAAAAGGAAATGACAGAACAGATAGAAAACCTTACTGATGAAGAAAAAGACGTTATAACTCGCTGGACTGGAGCACTAGCTCAAAAAGTTAATTATGCGATAGACCACGGACTAAGTTTGGAGAAGTATAGCCAGGATATGAAACTTTTAGATCAAGTGCTGTCTAAGGGGTGTATACCTACAGATTTAACACTATATCGTGCTACTGACGTAAGATTTTTAAGAGAGTATACAGGCGGTAGATATATTACTGAGGAAGCGGTCAAAGGACTTGTGGGTAAAACAATTACCAATGATATTTACAGTTCTACATCGTTTGATTGCTTGGAACTCGGGGCACGTAACACCTTTATAACGTTAAGCATACCAAAAGGAACAAACAACGCTCTTTATATTGAAAGCCTAGCGTATGCTCAATACAAAGACCAGCACGAGGTATTGTTTGGTAGGGGCTTGCGTTACAAGGTAAAAAACGCTAAAATAGAAGATGAAAAGATTTATATAGAGGCGGAGGTGCTGAGTAATGATTGATCCTAAAAATCATACTTATCATGTAGAGATACTAGGTAGCGAGAAAGAATTTAACGAAATGATAGACGCTATACACGCTAAGGCCGTGTGGCTTAGCGATGAGGAAATAGAGGAGATACTAAACGAAGAAGCAGAAAGAAAAATAGGCCCGTCGTTTTGGTATGCACAAATGTATTAGAAACATAAGACGCTCATAATGGGCGTCTTTTTCTATTATGGACCTTTAGCTCAGTTGGTTAGAGCTTCCGCCTCATAAGCGGTCGGTCATAGGTTCAATCCCTATAAGGTCCACCATATAAAGATAATTAGCACACTTGGTCGGTGTGCTTTTTATATACTGTCCTGCGCTAAGGAGGGGACGTAAAATAAGCTGCTTAGCTATCTAAATCGTGTGAAGCAAAACACGTATAAAAGCGTAGAGGAGGAGAACACATGAACGTATTAGACCAGTTTAAGAACTATTTAAAGTCCCAAGGCTTAACCGACGAACAAGTTGAAGCTATCGCCAAAGGCTTAGCCCCTGCTAAGATTTACTTAAGTGCCGAGGAAAAAATCGACGAGCGTTACCAAAAGCTCAAAGGCAAAAATGAGCTATTAGACGAACAGTTAAAAACAGCTAATGGCACAATCGAGACGTTGAAAAAAGACAACGGATCAAATGAAGACCTGCAAGCGGAAGTTAAAAAGTATAAGGACGGTATGGCAGACTTACAGGCGAAGTATGACAGAGACGTTACTACTATCGAAAAGCGCATACAGGTCATTGCTGCACTTGAGAAAGAGGGTGCTATCAACCCAGACTTGCTTGTGAACAGTATCGATCTTAGCAAAGTAGAACTCAAGGACGGTAAAATCTCTGGACACACAGACTCTATCAAAGACCTTAAAAAGAATTATACTAATCAGTTTAAGGAAAAGGATAAGGATCCAGAGGGCGACGACGGAAAAGGTGGAGCTTATGTCTACACTCCTGCAGGAACTAAGGTAGTAGAAAATGCACCAGCTGATATTATCGGCGCTATGTCTGCTTATTCAGTGCATAAATAACGAAAGGAGAAAATAACTATGCCACAAAATGTAGTATTAAAAGATCAGTTACAGGGCTTCGTGCCAACTGATAAGGCGACTGGCATTATGGGCTTAGTCGCTAAGGGATCTGCATTGATCCCACGGGCTAATACGCCTAGTGCTTACTGGGTAGGAGAGGGTAAACGTATCAAGACAGCAGTAGCTAGCTTCTTAAACGTGAAAATGGAAGCTCATAAAATCGGGGTAATTATCCCAACAACTAAAGAAAAACTTAATGATACAGTCATTAACATTTTTGAAGAAATGAAAAAACCAACAGCAGACGCTATTTATCAAAAGATTGATATGGCTGGTATGTTTGGTATCGACTCGCCTTTTAAGTTTAACTTATTCGATAATGCCGTTAAAAATGGTATGTTTATCGTAGACGGTACTAACCCTAGCTTAGACTTAGATGTTTCTGATACTATGGCTTTAGTAGAAGAAGAAGGCTTCGAGGTAAATGGCTTCATCGGGCACACTGGAATTAAAAACCGCTTACGTAAATTAAGAGATGGAGACGGAAATCAGTTGTTCGTAAGTGGAGTAAATGCCACTGAACTTTACAATCAGCCTATTACTTTCGCCAAGGGTAAAGCTAGCTTTGATCGTGAAAAAGCCCAGCTTATCGCGGGGGATTGGAGCAAGTCTTTAATTGGTATTTATCAAGGATTAGAGTACGAAACTTTAAGAGAAGCTACTTTACAAGATACTTTATGGAGCGACGGTAAGCCATTATCATTAGCTGAACAAGATATGATTGCGTTAAAAGTAACTGCTCGTATCGCTTTCTTGCCTGTAAGTGAAAAGGCCTTTGCTGTATTAGCAACAAAAGGAACTACTCCAGGGCAGTTGAAAGACATCGCGATTGCTTCTTACCCTAGCTTAACTGTACCAGGTAATACAATTATTGTAGGTGCTAAGAAAACAAATGAAAGCAATACCTTTGTCTATAAAGTAGCTGACTCTTTAACAATGCCTAAATATCAAGAAGAAATCACAGCTAACGAAGACGGCTATAGGTCTTGGGACGGGGCCACTGAGATTGCAGCAGAGGATAACGAAAACATTGTCGTAGTTGAATTAGACTCTACAGGTAAAGCAATCGCAGCAGGAAAAGCTATTATCAAAGTAAAAGCATAAGGAGGAAACATTATGCCTAGATATGTAAAAAACGGACGTGTTATCTTCGCCTCTAAATTAGCGTATGACGCGATTTATCAAGAGCAGGGCTTTTTACCTTTTGAGGAAGAAAACCACACAGAGGACGAAGAAGACAACGGCCTGGTAGGAGAAAATGAGAATAACAAGCCAGACGACATCGAAGACGAAGATGACTACGGCGACGATGAGGACGAGGGAGAAAACGGCGGGGATATTGATCCCAACGAGAATATGCCTCTAGCAGCTCGTGTAGGTATGTTATCTTATGAACAGCTTAAGGAAAAAG